GGCTTCGATGGGGTGGTGGTGGGGCCACGTGGACGATATGTGCGCGTTAGTTTCTTTTGACTTCGGGAACATTGCCCATCCGGGCGAGCAAGGCCTCGGCTTTGATAGTGTTATCGTTTGTATTAATATCAGCCCTTTTATCCCAGTGAGAAAAACGACTCTGGAGAAATGCAAGGCAATCTCTGGCATTGCCGGACTCCATGATTTTTATACAAAGATCATGCTCAGCCTTTGCTTGTGCTTGTGCAATCAAAGCAGAAAGTTTCTCCCCCTTTCCTTCCACCTTCATGCATATATTAATCCTTTCAATTGATATACCTACAAGCTCACAAGCTCCCTTCAAACTCATCCCGCGAGATAGGTTTTCCAGTAGTTGCTTTTGCTTTGTAGCAGTTAGTTTCTCTCTCTTATTAATCGTAGCCATTTTAATACTCTCCTATAGAAGATTGTGTAACACAATGATTTGACGAAAAAAAGAGCAAAAAAATACCCTAGAATTGACTTGCAATTTAGTTGACTATTTAAAGATATCATTCATAATATACGTAAGGTTAAGCCAGTATCCTGACCAGAGCGGAAAGGGACAAACTTATAAAGCTCTTAACCTAGGGCGCGGTGACTGCGAAAGCATAGCGAATAACCTGAATGCTTCTAAACATTGTGTTACACAATGTTAAATCAAAAACCTAATACGGAGAAAAAACTAATGGCTAAATTAATAGACGTTATGAAAAACATTGATAATGATATCAATGTCAATGTGTGTGGTTATCTACATGGAGATATGCTCAAACTTACTTTTAATAAGTTTGTTCATTCCATGTGGAAAGCTGGAATCGACTACGATGAATCAATTCTTAAACTCACTGGAACTAGCTTCAAGGGAGATAAAAAGAGAAACATCGTTGCCGATGATGAATCCAAACTAAAGGTTAAAGCTCATGTGGCTTCCATCCGTTCGCGTCTGGATGACAGTGAGCGTAATGCGATTGCTAAGGAGGCTTCCGAGCTTTCTGGTGAAACCATTACTCCTGAGGATTTGGATATCCACAAAAAACAGTCACCTAATGACAAGGGACCACACACCACACTGGGCAAGTTCATTGCCTTGGCACATTGCGTTGTACTCATTATTCAATACAAAATCGATTGGATTAATGAACTAAATAAGTCATATAATAAACTAGTCAATGGTGCATTAGAGCACGCGATTGGTTCAAAGGTTAAAAAGGATAAAGATGGCAACGTCCTAATTCCTAAATCTTGGATAGACAAAAAACCGTTTGAGATTCTCTCCATATTCGCGTCGACTAAGTTGGTCAACGTGAATCCAGAGAATAAAAGTGAAATCATTTCTTACAATGATTATTGCTTACTGGGAAGTGGTGCAAATCGAGTCAAAGCTCGTCGCATTGCTACTGGTCGCGTTGATACGCAATTGAACGGCAAAAAGAGTGAAATCGCAAAACTCTACACCAAATTATGTGACTTGGAGCATAGTGCAATCAAATCCAAAAAGGAAATTGAGAAGAAAAAAGAGGCGGACAAAAAAGCAAAAGATAAGCGCAATGAATTTGTGCGCAACAGTTTGCCGAATATGTTCACTCTGGAATATGCTGTTAAGCAATTGGATATCCAATTGCCCGATGGTGCAAAACGGACATTGCCAAACTTGCGTAAAGCTGTTTTGGCATACCCTAAACTGGATGATGAGATTAAAAACTCAAAAACCACATTGCGCGCAGGATTAGCAGCATTAGCCAAGGGAGACAAATAATAAGTCTCTGACGATTCAAGACTAAACATCAAACCCCTGTACGGTAAAACGTACAGGGGTTTTTTTGTGCCCTAAAACATTGTGTTACACAATGAAATAGTATTTATACTAGTGAATAAGTTCTTTACTTATCATATCAAATTTGATACTATATATACTGTTCTTTAATATCATCATTCAGGATCAGGTTGGAGTTTCTGGATGTGCGAACAGGGAGGATAAGGAGGTTTGGAATCTTCGAATCGAATCGGGCGCGGGCCGTGAGCTAGGTCGAACATATGCAATCGGGCGCAGGCCGTGAAGATCGAAACATTGTGTTACACAATGTTAGATGACTCACCAAATTGAAGCAGGATAGTTAGAGAGTTGGCAGTTGGTCGCGATGACCCCGCAGTATTGAAGTTAGTCGGGAAAGCGGAGACACCTGATAAGCCCAACGATCTAGCGTGAGATTAAATTCGAGACTCTGCCGTGAAAAGGCAGCTTCAAGGAGGTGAGACATAACGAAGAGGACAAAGACAATCAGCTTGTTACCTACGAATGCAGCGCAGCAATGCTTCCCTGAGTGTGACAGCTCTAACCGTGTGGCGGGTGAGCCGTGAAAATTCCATACCTCACGTTAAACAATTTAATCAATGGGTCAGGCTTATGGCAGGTCGGGCATCGCGTTGCGATTATCATTGATGCAAGGCACAGCATATGGTGGTGCAGGGATAACATAGCAATCGGGCTAGGGTTATCCCTTTCTCCCAATTTCTCCCAATTTCTCCCAATTTCTCCCAAACTCTCCCATATAGAGAGAAGAGAGAGACAGACAGACAAACAAACAATAAACCTATGGAGGTACTATGAAAGCAAGGAAGTTAACCAGTAAGCAGGAAGAATACATGAAGCAATGGCAGAAGATCGTCACTGAGAAGCACGGTGGTATTCCCGAAGTCTTCGAGGTACAGGAAGCAATCGACGAACACGCAAAGAATGCGTGTGGTGATGATCCTCACGGCAACGAAGGAGATGACTCATGCGAAGACTAATAGCAATCGGGCTGCTCATTGTGTCACACAATGTTCGGGCAGCTAACATGGTTACGTGGGACTTGGTCGAATCAATCCGCAAGGTTGAGTCGGGAGGTCGCAACGTATCAGGAGACAACGGAATGGCTAGAGGACAGTGGCAGTTCTGGGCTATTGCGTGGAAGGACGTGAACCAGTATCGGGCTAGGCAGAAGTTAATGACTTATTCATATGACTTTGCTTGGAAGGAGAAAGTCTCACGTGTGTATGCCCACGACTACCTGCAACTATTGCGTGGCAGGTATGTGCGTAGGATGAAATGTGAACCGAATGTGAATCAGTTATGGGCCATGTGGAACGTGGGCTATGGCAGATTCTTTAATACGTTTGGGGGTGACTTCGAGAAGTGCCCTCACTCGACAAAGATAAACGGGCTGCGGATTGAACTGCTGCTCAAGACTATGGAGGGAATAAGATGAGGTTATTCAATAGAATATACATCGCAAACGAGACACTGAAATCTCACGGGTCTGGGCCTTACTACGGGCTACGGCTATGGAGGTTCAGGTTTTCACTGGGAGGATACGGATGGTCAACACCATTCTGGAAGCCTCACTACACCAGATACTATCGAACGGCTATCCATGCAGGAGTCGGGCCAACGTGCCTGACAATTCTGCTCGGAAAGTACAGCGGAAAAAACCCCTAATACGGAGAATGAAAAATGAGTGAAGAGATACCATCAAAGGGTGAACGGCTCAATGCCAACAAAGGCTTGAAGTATGCCCCTGAACAACGGTCAATATTGGATACTGACCAAGGCTTGCAGAAAGCCTTAAGCCATAAGGCTAGGGACATGATGTTCGGGAAAGGCAGAGGGCTAGTGTACGAACTCAGCACCAGAGAACTCAGGAGACGCAAGGAGCGCAAGGCTAGAAGGGAGGCGAAACGTAATGCTAAAAAGAAATGAATGCTCATGCAAGAAGTGTCAGCTCTTCTGTAAGGTGATGCCAAGTTACCTGCTGCCTGAGGATATGATTCCTTACATGGCAGCAACAGGCTTCGAGCCTCCATCAATGACGGAGAACTTTGAGGCTGGTGACATGGTGACCATGACACTGGAAGAGATAATGCCGTGGGCTGTTAACAACCTGTCGGCATCTGATGGTGCAATCGTCAGGACTAATGACGGGAACATGATGCAGATACCCACACTCGTGCCCAAGAGCAGGAAGAACGGGAGTTGCGTGCAGTTTAACCAGAAGACTGGGATGTGTAGAGTCCACCATTCTGCACCATTCGGGTGCAGGTTCTTCTCGTGTAGCATGGATGCAGGTGATGCCAGTGAGCTGAGTAATTCATCTGTCTCTAGGCTGGCTTATATCTGGTCTAAATTCCCTGATGATACGGATGACCTGAACATGATCGAGGGAATGTATGCTGCGGTATGGCTGGAGCTATCCCGTACCAGACACAAAAGGAAACGAACAACAGTTGCCCTGCGTAAGTTATTCGCAGAGAGACTGAGAAAGATAGAAAATGAGTGAACCAATAATAATCCACAAACACGAATGGGATGACTACTACGAAGTGCAACAGTCTGGCCGCATGAACATGATGCATCACTGGTGCATAAGAAAGTTCTTGCCTGACGGTAACTACGAGAAAGCCCGTACTCACTTCGAGGAGAATGGTAACACAAACCAGTTAACCATAGGAGGGAGCAATGAGTGAACCAGAATTCCATGAATGGGAACTCGTCGATGACGAGGATCAAACGTGCAAGTACTGCAGGGGCAAAGGATACCTGACAGTCGAGCCTAACTCTTCTCTCGTGTACGACTGCCCAGACTGCACAAGGGCTGAGTCATGAGGCCATTCATAATGCCAGAGGAAAGGGCGCGTAGGGTGAAGTCATTCCTAGAGAAAGTAGACAGAAGGAGAGAGGAAGAAGCCATGCTGTTTGTGGATAAATGGATAAAGGGAAAGGCTAGAAAATCCTACGAGAAACATCGTGGAAAGTCAGACAACACAATGGCTTACTACGAGAAAATGTGGGAAGAAATCCTCAGGAGAAAGGCACTGGAAAACATAGCCCCTAAGGTGAACATGGAGAAAGTCAGTAAATTCATTAACAGCCGTGGCATACCAAAATGCGTGAATGATATACTGGACTGCTACATGCCCTCAGTCGTAAATAGACCAAGCGCACACTACCCGATTCACTGGAGTCGGGACTTCGCGATGGAGCTGTTCTCTTCTCACGTATGTGGATACGAGGGGGACTGGTTTGCACAGAGAAAGTATTACTAGATAACAAAGGAACATCATGAGAACAAAAAATCCTAATGGACTCGTGCTCTGGGAAAATGATGAGCTGGTGGTGATAGTCACCAACCTCAGGAGGCCCAGCAGAAACGAGAAGACAGGGGACTTGCTTCAGATATTTATATTCTACAAGCATGAACTCCCATCACGCGCAATAGTATCGGGCAATGACCGTCACTGTTGCGGAGATTGTAAGAGACGGCCACTCAATTCCGGTAACTATGGTGTAGCACCATGCTACGTGCTGCTATGGCAGGGGCCGGATAGTGTGTGGAAATGCTGGAAAGATGGAGGGTATGAGCAATGGGACGGGAAGCCTAATATCTTCAGGCATAAACTGGTAAGGTTCGGGGCATACGGTGACCCTGCCTATATCCCCAGACGCATTGTCTCTTCTATTGTCAGGGCTTGCAAGGCACACACTGGCTACACGCACCAGTGGGAAAGCAAAAAGTACACAGCCTACAAGGATTTATTCAAGGCAAGTGTCGATACCTTCGAGGAGTATTGGCACGCAAAGGCTCTCGGCTGGTCTACGTATCGGGCCAGAGGAAAGGATGAGAGGCTACAATCTAATGAACACGTTTGTCCTGCCAGTAAGGAGGCGGGACTACGCAGTAAATGTGAAACGTGTATGCTCTGCAACGGACACGGCTGGGATATGTCCATCGTGGAGCACTAACAAAACACCAGCCAAAACATAAACCAAACATGAAAAACATAATGGCCCACTCAGGTGGGATTAAAGTGGACTCATTGGCAGACTTCGCGTCTCTTAAAGACCCGAAGCCAATGGGGCCGAAACACTACCCAACCCGACATGACTGGTCGTTTAACGAAGTCATTGAGGGGCTAGTTCCACAAGGGTGGAGGATAGCTTGGGAGCAGTACGTCCTGCATCAAGATCAGGACAAGAATATAGACAACGCATTCATGCTGCTAGGTATCGGGTCAACCGATATGCAGGGTAATGACTACGAGCGCATCATCGGTGCGCGTAACTCCGGCACTCAGCACTTCTCCTTTCAGGTAGGTGCAGGGAATCGGGTGTTCGTCTGCGATAACTTAGCCTTTAGTGCTGAGTTTGTAGTAGGACGTAAGCATACCAAGAACATCATGCGAGATGTTCCTATCCTGATGGGTAGCGCAATGGCTGACATATCCGATGCGTTCATGTCTCAAGATCGCAGGATCGAGCTGTACAAAGGCATCGGGCTGGATCGAAAGGATCAGCATAACATCATGATGGAATGCGTTCGTCGAGGGGCTGTACCTCCATCCCAGTTAAAGCACTGGATTGGTGAGGTTGATAGTCCCGCGCATGAAGAGTTCAGTGATGACTCAGCTTGGTCATTCCAGAACTCATTCACCGAGCTGGCTAAGAGGTGGAACTTCCCCGTCATGCAGCATCGCACTCAGGTGCTCACGGGTGTGATGGATCGTGTCCTTGATATCGAGGACGAGCTTAACCCCAACAAGAACGTGGTTGCAGCTACTGCGACTATGGAAGATGCGGAGGTTACCGGACACATTGTGTAACACAAAGAAAAGGAGGGCATTGAGGAAAGCAGATAACCCCAGTGCCCTCCTTTAGGGAGGTATCTGCGAGGTAGGTGCAGATGCCTCAATGTACACTGTATACAAAACCAAGGAAGGAAAAGTTATGGCTTCACAACTGACAAAGGTAAAAGAGATAGTCATGCCCTCTTGCAATATAAAAGATAAGGGGAAGTACAAGTGTCTGGTTCTTGAGATTGAACCGGACGGAGGATACACGTTGCGTCCCAAGGGGACAAGGCGGGGAGGAGAGGCTGAAATGGCAGGATCATTTGCCTCTGAATACTACAAGAAAATATGGGCAAAGGCTGGACCATGATAGCAGATCATAACGTGCTCCCGCTTGAGGTAATCTACGACAGAGACACCGAGAAGTGGGGAGTGGTAACCAACTCAGGGAATCCCTGCGGTTCAAGGTTGCTGAAAGGAGTTAACCCTCCGAGAATACCAGAGTGGATGTTCTACGGGGAACATGAAGCGAATGAGTTGTGTGATAAACTTACGCAACACATCGAGAACGAATGGCCGAAGAAGAAAAAGAAAGGAGAGAGACATGGCAGAAAACGATGAGCTAATCTCAACCGATCCAGAGGAAAGGAAGAGAGCAGAACGATGGGCACAGGAGGAAGGAAGACCCCCTGAGCAGATATGCGAACACGCAATCAAGGAGTTCAACGAACTTGCTACAGAAAAATTCTGGGCAGGACAGAAGGAACACGGTGGTTGTCTGGACCACAGGGACTGCATAACAGAAGCAAAGAAGGAGGTACTGGACTTATGGTTCTATCTCTGCTCTGCTGAATATCAGGTGCTACTCAGTAATGACGAGTACGCACGGGTGAACAAACAAATGTCGTTCTACAAAGAACTGTCGAAGAGGTGAGGAGCAAACCCTCATTACTGATAGACATAGCACTGGCTTTATTTTTTTTCTACTTGGCATTGCGCTTAGTATTTGACCTGTAAAGTCAGTGTGATATTATTAGAGATATGGACGAAGAGGTAGGAAGTCCCGACAGGGATAGTGCTGTAATCACCAAGCTGGATAAACGTAGGACCATGACCACGTTCCGGTTCCTTCCTGAGACTCACGAGAAGCTAACCATGCTTTCGCGTGAGACAGGCAGGAGCAGGAGGGAGGTTGTGGAGATGCTAGTTAGGATGGCTAAGGTAGGTCAATATGACAAAGGGGATTAACAGCCGACAAAAAGGATGTCGCGGTGAAAGAGAATGGCGCGATGTAATCAGGGCCAACGGCTTTGATGCAAGGAGAGGGCAGCAGTTTTCTGGTAGCCCTGACTCCCCTGACGTAATCTCTTCTCTCCCCTTCCACATGGAAGTAAAGAGAGTAGAGAGATTGAACATTGAGAACTCAATGAAACAAGCAGAACAAGATTGCGGCAGTAAGATGCCACTGGTTGCCCACAAAAAGAATCGTGGGAACTGGCTGGTCACAATGCCTGAGTGGGTATTCTTCAAGCTGATCGCAATGGAAAAAATAAAAGCAGAAAATGAAAAAGACTGAAGAAACTAACGGGAAGTTAGAGATAGGGTCTGCACTGGCAAGGTTCCAGTCCAGACTCCAGCCCGTAATAAAGGACAGTGACCAACCCTTCTACAAGGATAGGGACGGGAACCCGTCGAAATACGCAGACATAAACGCACTGATAGGGGTGACGCAAGAGCCTCTCGAAGAGGCAGGGATGGCATACTCATGTGTGCCTGACTTCACTCTGGAAAGGCTGAAGTCTGTTAAGACCACGACCCACCCTGACGGGCGCGTTGAGGTTGTTGAGAAGGAAGAGATACAGGTCGTAGAGTTCCTGCGCGGGATTGTCATGGCAGGAGATCAATGGCTTGAAGGCAAGCTAACCATGAAGACCGGATCAAAGGGGCCGCAAGACCCTCAGGCTACACTGGCAGCAATCACCTACGGGAGAAGAGGGCTTAAAGCCAGTATGCTCAACATCAGGACGGCTGACGGGGAGGACGATGACGGTGAATCGTTAACTGATCGTTCCCCTAAAGCTCCGAAGAAGAAGGAAACCGGAGGTCGTCCGGTGATGAAACGTCAGAAGGAGGACTCGATATTGTCAGATTAGGTACGCACATTAGGTTGGGGCACTCCTTTGGCCCCAGCGTACCAAAGTCAGGGGTGGGTGCTTTTCCCTCCATCACGCACTCATCCCTGACATCATTGTGTTACACAAAGTTATGAGTGAAGAACGTAAACATCACGACAAGTTGCCACCCTCCTCGTTCCCTGCGTTCGAGCAGTGCCCTTGTTACAAACCATCAAAGACGAGCAGTCCTGCGGCCCAGCGTGGCACTATGTTGCATGACGAGTTCGAGGGAGAATTAAAGCTATGGCGAAAGTCACGATTGAACAAAGATGCAACGGTCCATTCGAGTGGGAAACAGTAGGGCCGGAGAGAAGGCCAGTTCCTCAGGGGTTATGCGGTACACCAGTCAAGGTTACATTCAACGACGATGATTTCTTTTCTGAAAAGATTGGGAAACTCGTGCAGAAGACAGGACTCAAGTGTGACGGGTGCTCGGCTCAGGGTAAGGAGATGCTGGCAAAGGCAGAGAGACTAAGGCTGAAGAGGATCAATGCTGCCTTCAAGGAGTCAAGGAAAGGCAAGTCCTACTCTTCTGAAGGAGGAAAGGATCACCTATTCTAATGAGCGAAAGTGAAGCTGAAAGACTTGGGAAAGCCAGACAGGGAGCGCACCCAAAGGGAACCCCAAGGTTATACGATGACCCTAATACCGAGGACATCATTGGTGTGGCAGGGGAACTTGCCTTTGCCAAGATATATGGACTCGAAGTAGACAGGGAGATCAGGCCAGAGGGTGACGGTTGCGTTGACTTCTGGGTGGACATCAACGGGAACAAGGTTTCCATTGATGTGAAGGTGGCTCGTAAACCTGCGAATCTCTTCATTAAGAAGTGGCTGATACATGACATGGCGGACATCGTAGTGCTCGGACGTTATGTTTCAGAGAAAGATATAGAGTTCATAGGTTGGGAGACAAAAGGGATCATGAAGCTGATGCCGTGCAAGTCATTCCCTCCCCTCAATGTCGGGACGTACTACAGACGCGCATCCCAGTTGCGGCCAATGTGTCAACTGGATAAAATGTTAAATGTAAATGATGGAGGATTCTTATGATAAACGAAGGAGTTAAATGGGCAGTCAAGCAGGTCACTGACATGGCTGAGAAGGCTGGAAAAGATATAGAGACAGAGACACTGGTGGAGTACAAGAGGAATGGGGAAGCAATTACTTTCGGGTATCTCGATGCCTACTTCACCGGACATCTGTTCGACTTGAAGACAGGCATGGAGAGGGATTACATCCCGCAGATGCTGGTGTACGCAGCAGCATTATGCCAGAGAGATAGACTTGACCAGATGAATGTCTATCTCTTATACTCAGAATCTCGTGTGGTAAGCCACATGGAAGTGACTAGGGAGGTCGCAGAAGAGGTAGTCAACTCAATCATTGATGGGGTTGATGACTTCGAGAAATTCCCAGAACAATGCAGTTACTGCAAGTGGTGTGCTGATAAGACAATCTGTCCGGCTAATAATCCAGAGAGATTGAACAGATGCCTGTCAAGTGCAGTAAGGAATACCGACAACTTCAATGGGGTGCTTGAAACTTTCATGCGCTCAATGAGGATGAAGGACAAAGATAAGGCCAAGGAAAAGCTATTGCAGACCCTTGACCTGTTAACAAAGAAAACATAAACCAAACATGGCTGAAGGAACAAGATGGCTCGACGTAAGTGAGCCACTAAAAATAGTAGACGAGAACGGTAACAAGCAGGACAACATAAATCCTGTAACCAAAAAGCAGTATTCAAGTACGCTCAACAGAAACGAGAACAAGAACAAGGACTCTGAACCTGATTATCGGGGGCCAGTCCACTTGTACTTCTCTGAGGAGCTGCTTGCAATAATAAGCAGAAACAACGGTAAGTTGAAATGCAACCTGTCTGGCTGGGATCGCGATGGTACGAACGGTAAGTTCATGTCACTGCAACTCCAGCATCCGGTTGACGCACCTGAGCCTGTGGCTGCGGGTGAGCAATCAGAATTCTAGGCTACCTGTAGTAGTCTAGTGTTGGCCCTCTCCTCTTTTTCTTATGCAGTTATGAGGAGGGGGTCAACTTTGTGTAACACAATGTTCTACGTAGAACACGGGAGGTAATATGAAGTTAAGAGAACTATGCGAAGGAAGGATGCTGCCACCAGTTGATATTGGGAAAGAGCATTACAGTGCCCTGTTTGACCTGTGCGTTAGCGCAGTAGCAGAGGTAACAGGTGTAACGTCCGAGGAAATCATGGGACGAAGAAGGCCGCGAGCTGTGGCTGATGCCAGAATGATGGTATACAAAATGGCTAGGCACGAGATAGGAGTGGGCACTAATGCTGTCGGAAAGTGCGACGACAGCAAATGCCCCAGCTTGCTATGGATTGGCAAGAAGTTCGGCAGAGATCATGGGTCAGTCCTTCACGGTGTCTCAGCTATGTCCAGCCACCTGTCGATAGACAAGAAGCTATACGCGCTGTACATCGAGGCACTGGAGGTCTATGAGATAAGCAGGGCCAAGTACCTGTCCATTGAGGTGAAGAACGTGACTGATCTTCAGGTTCATGCTCTTCAAGAAACCATCGAGACAATCAAGGAATCAATCAAGACGCATGAGAATGCTCTTGCTGTTACAGAGAAAAGCCTAGAAGAAGCAAAAGGAGGGAGACATGAGAATATGGTACAAGAACAGTGCCCATCAAATGGATGATCCAGAGATGGAATACCTACAGTCCATTGATGCGGGTGCTTGTGCCGTATGGGAATGGGCCAAGGGAAGCTGTAAGCAGAGGGACGATTGTGTAGTCCCGAACGTGAAGGACATCGAGCTAAGGATGACCTGCCGTAGACTTGGGGTAACCAAGGAACGACTGGACAAGATCATCAAGGGACTTGTGGAGGTTAACTGGGTTGATGCCAGCGGAGATTACCTGATGAGGTTATCGAAGTGGGATCAATGGCAGTGCAGTTACAGGTCATCGCAGGACGATGCCAAGAGAAAGAGAGATGGTTACTGGAAGACAAAAGTAGAAAACAGTGAGGGTCTGAAACTAAATGTTCCGGCAAGCCTAGAGGATGCCGACTTCCTCAAGACTTGGAAGGAATGGATAGGATACAGACGTTCACATCAAGCTCAGATAGCTGATGAGAGTATTTTCTTCCAGAAACAACTGAACTGGTTGGCCGTGTTCGGCCCCCGCAAGGCTATAGAAATCCTTGAGGTAACCATGAGGAACTCATGGCAGGGCCTTGATGCTGCGGCAAGGATGTTGGAGAAGTAGGCTACCTCCTGTACTGGGGTCGGGGTGCGGCATTGCCGTGCCTCGGCCCTTATTTCTCTCTATACCCCAGCTTCCATAACAGCTTGGATATACTTTCCGCTGCTTCTTCAACCCATTCTTCTTCTGTCCCCTTTGCTATCGACGGATACTCTGCATGAAGGGATTCATGTATTAGTATCTCAAGTTTTCTTTTCCCCTTCAGCCTTGGGCTTATGGATATTGCCCGTCCATCTTCTGAGTGGCTGTCCAAGAACTCCTTCACCTTCGGGTCACTGTCTTCTGGATAAGAACATAAGCCGTCTATGTCTTCAATCCTTACGGTGTACTTGCCCGTGCTGAATTCATGTCTAAAGGTTTTCCCAGCCATCTCTAAACTCTTCCCATATGCATACCCTCCTGTTCCCCTTCCCTCTACCTGACGGGAAGAGTATGGCATGGTAAGCCTTCCTATTCATTAACGCATCAACAGGGATCACATAGAACCCATCATGCGGAATGTCCGTGTAGTCCTCTGAGTAAGGGGCAAACAGAATAACTGCATCGCACGCCTTGTCATTGTACCTCACCTTATGCTGACTGCCGTGGGTGAGGGAACAACGATAGCTACCGTGTCGGGATAGGGTTGCGGTCTTGACCTGTATCCTGATAAGCCTTCCATCCTTCTCGGCAATTACATCGTAAGGTGTATCCCCGAACGGGATACTTACATTGTAACCTAAGGACGTTAACTTCGCAGCTACTGCCAGTTCCGCAGAGCTACCAACTCTCTTGTTCTTTTCTGTGCCCATCCATTCATTAGAATCCTGCTGCCTCTTTCAGTAGCCTTTCATTACGGCTAAAGGGGTCTGTTGTCCTTGACCGTGACCTCCCGCTTGGCTTCTTCTTGTTCATCTTGAATTTCATACGTCTAACCACGAGAGGGTCACCACTACTCAGGAGTCCGGCTTTCTCCGC